CCCTCCTACCTGTCAACTCAACTTGCATCTACTCCATATCCTAAAAGGATCTTTTAAATAGGGAAACTCCCAATATAGGATTTTTTTTCATTGGGGCCTGTCGCATGCGACCGCCATATAGGGGGGGGTTGCAGGGGGTCCCCCCACCCGTAAGAGATTCCTTGGAAAGAGAGCCTACTCTGCTGGAAGAGTCTGCGCTTCGATGACAGGACCTGACGGTGGTAGAATCCTTTCCCCCTGTGCTTCCGTCTTACTAAGCGAGACGATGAACAGGAACGGGTTTTGCGCTTGAGGCTCCCGGTCTGCGTAGAAATCCCCGGCTATCTTGGAATCAATCTCGATCGCTCTCAGCTTGTCTACGCCTTTTACCCTCTTTGAAGTTCCCTCTTTGCCTTCGGTGATAACTAGCTCCTGAGCAAGGTCGCTCCCTTCGTGGAGTTCCCCCACTGGAGTGCGAACGCAACGAGCAAGAAATGACCGCTTTTCAGCTAGAGATAGAGCATCTTTTTCGAAGGCTTTCTCTCTTAATTTCTGAACCTCTGATGAGACACGAGGTGTTTTCAAGAGTCTGCATCCTACTGAACTGTAATCTTCAGATCGGTCGGAACGGACTATGTAACCGGCACGCCTAACAGATTCAGCGATGGATAGTCCCTTGATGACGTAGTTATCAACGAAACGCTTTTGCCTTGTGTTGAGTGGTCGCTTTTTCATGGGTGAGGAGTTTACGAGGTAAAGTTTACTTGTCAACGTAGAGACACACCGAAAGCCAACGTGCCCTTTCTGAGGGTCAGTCACTCTCGGAGTGTTATGAGATAGTGTGGGAAGGATTGACTATCTCAGAGTGGAGTCACTGTTGAAACCTCGCGCCTGCTGCGCTCGGTATTATAAAGGATTGCATGGGTGAAAAGTCAAGGAGATTCTTGATGTCTTGCAAAGAAATCATTGCTTGATGGATGTCTTGCTTGTGTATTACATGATGCAAGTGTCTTGCAATCTGTGACGCTTAGAGTCTGATAAACACTATGACAAAAGATTTTGCAAGATTCTTGAAATAGTTGTTGCAATGGTTGAAAGATTCTGCAATGATGATTGCCGTGATGAATGACCATCACACAACCAACCCCAAAAGGAGAACACCATGAACAAACGCACCGCACAACGATACACGCACCTAGTCAACAGCCTTGCCCTGCTAGGCTTCACAATGGACGATACGGATCGACTGCTGAAGATTTCCCGCACCCTTCACCGCTGGCACGAGTTGGAATGCAACGGAGATATTCAGCGCGACGAAGTAACGGAGAAACCGTTTGTCGTCCATCACTACACGAAAAACCGATACCCTTACCCAGACAAGGAAAAGGGTGCATTGAAACGCCTTGCCGAAATCCTAGAGGGTAAGGGAGTGACCCACTACCAGCAGACCGACCCTAGAGGGTGCGCTTTGTACCTTATTAGGCCGACCGATGTACCCGCAGGGGAAAGCGTAAATGCTTTCTATTCCCGAGGAATCGCAATCTGCATTGACTAATCCCATGAACCACCCAAGCCCCGCCTTGACTGAGTATCTGATAGAGAAACGCACCCGGCAGCTTGTGACGCTTGCCAGCGTCTTGCTTGCCCTTGTCTCGATCCTAGCCGCCCGTCTCGCCTACCTTGCCACCAACTAGAAATATGAAAAGCACCGAAATCATGCACATTATCCGAGGAGTCGAAAAGATCCTTGAGATCCACGACCAGCAGAGGAACCGCTTGATGGATGAACTCCGCGACCTCTCCCACCAATGGGAACAGGCCCGAAACGAGGAGGGAATCCCCTTTGAGCAATGGATCAAGATTCTACGAGACCGAGCTTGACGCATTGCAAGCGATTCTTGACGACCCATGGATAGGGGAAAACCCTTCCCACATCATCCAACGCGCCGACTGTTCCAAGGTCGTACGCTGACAATAACCAACGCCGGCCAGGATAAAAGAAACTGAAAGACCAATGACCACGACAACACAACAAGCCCAAACTCTCGCCGCACAACTTCACGACGAACGACAGACCAGAATAGACGCACAATGGCGACTCCAAATCCTAGCAGATGCCGTACAAAAAACCCTCTCCCAAATTTGCCACCCATTATACGGACACATGGACGACGGAGCCATGATCAAGGGAAGGCTATTGAATGCCCTCGACAAAGCCACGCGATAAAGGAGCAACGCCATGAAAACCGCCCGACTCCTTCACTCCGTAAAATTCTGGCCCGAAAGAGTAATGCCCTACAACGTAACACTTGAAGCAGGGGATCAAGTTTTCCTGCTATTGGACGAAGGCGAGAAGATCCTTGTGTCTTTGTCGCAGGAACCAACCGCAGGAGATTCCCGATGGATTCCCCGTGAACTTGTCACCCTATGAAAACCCGAAACCCCGCCGACCAGTTCCAACTTATTCCAGAGGATCAAATGCCCTTCAACCTAGCAGGGCAACCCCTACCACCAGAACCACCGCAGAAAACCACCAGCACAGAAACCCAACCCGACTTGATACAATGACCACGACAACCGCACCAGAAACCGCCGCAAACGACCAGCAAACGCATGATCAAGAACCCGAGCAGGATATGTCCATAGACGCTATTCTTGCCCGCTTAATACACAACACCGACCGCATGGCCGAAGAAATCGAGAAACTAAAATCCATGATCTAATGAAACCAGAGCAAACGAAAACCGCCATCAGAACCGCCGCCGAGCTTGTCGCAAACATTGAACCCTTGCTCCGTTGTGAAATATCACAAGCCAAACATCACGGGTTGTCCACCATTAAAATCTCCGCCGCAAGAGCAAAGGAGATCCACCTTTTAACCGTAATCCTAGAAAAGAGATTGAAAGAGATCCTTGCCAGCGAAACCGCCGCAAAACACGCTCTTGACTCTCACCTAGATCACATCTTTCAACTATAAAACCGCCGCAATGACTATTGACCACACCTGCAAGAATGAAGAGTGCCAGCATGAGTTCCCCGTTCACTACTATCTCGGAACAGGATTGTGGGAAGAGGAATGTCCCAAATGTCATGCAGAAATTGATGCTGAGGAAATCGAATCCCAATTCACCCCAGATCGTGATTCCTACAATGAAGAAGAGTAAAATTACCGCCGCCGCCGACCTTGAAGTCATCCAGCGCAGGGTAAGGGTCACTCAAGACTATTCCGCGAAATGGTATGACGGAGAATCCCCGCTTCTCAACTGGAGCGCGTTCCTGATGCGCCTTCAATGCAACGGCCATCTTCAACCCTCACCAAGGTTCAAAAATATAAGAAAATAAAACTTGATCGCTGCCCCCGCTTTCATACAATCCAACTTTTCAACTATGAACTCAACAGAAACACCCACCAAAACCACGCACGAAACCAAAGAAAAGGAAAATGTTTTCCTTGGCCTCTATTTCCCCGCCGAATTGAAAGCCAAAGTCGCCGCCGCCGCCGCCGCAGATGAGCGTTCCATGAGTCAGTTCGCAGTCCGCGTCTTCAAGAATTACTTTGACCAGAACCCCACAAATGCATGAGTGCGCGATTCTACGCTAGTGCGATTTTGATTTCAATTCTCATCACCTTGGCCATAATCTTCAAATGAAACCCAAGGGACTTTACGCAAACATTCACGCCAAACAGGAACGCATTGCAAAAGGATCAGGTGAGAAGATGAGAAAGCCGGGATCAAAGGGTGCGCCGACCGCAAAGGCTTTCCGCGACAGCAAGAAAACCGCTAAGAAGAAATAACTATGGCATCCGAAAAATGGCAGACTAAAGCAGGGAAGAATCCCAAGGGTGGATTGAACGCCGCTGGCAGAGCTTCCTATAATAAGGCCCACGGTGGAAACCTAAAGCCTCCCGCACCTAATCCAAAGACCAAAGCAGATGCAGGACGCAAAGCCTCCTTTTGTGCCAGAATGAAAGGGATGAAGGCTAAGATGACAGGATCAAAGAAAAAGAATGATCCCAACTCCCGCATCAACAAATCTTTGAGAGCTTGGAAGTGCCACTAAGATGGAGACAAGAATTTCTTGCAGCAATGCCGCTGAAAGAGAACCAAACCCAAAACCAAAACAAAACCATGCCAAACCTCGCATCACTAAACCAGACCGCACAGGAAATCGCAAACGCACTCGGAACGATTGACCTTGACCTTCTTCAGAAGGTTCATTCTCTCGTCACCGAAACCGCCGCCGCCGACACGCTCACCCTTACTCAGGACAGCATCAACAACGAAACGTCAGTTTCCTAATGCTTACCGAACTCAAGAATTTGATCCGCAATAAATTGCAGTCAAAACCACAACTAAACCACACCCTAATCGACACCAAGCAGATGAAAAAGACCTCAAAGAAGATGATGATGTCCGAAGCAAAGGACAAGCCCATGATGAAGGGCAAGAAATCCATGAGCAAGATGAACAAGCCCACCCGCAAAACCAAGAAGGACTAAAAAGTAACTGGCGAGGGAGACATGAACTAACTCCCCCGCCAGTCTTTTGCAGAAGCAACCACGCATACCGCACATGAATAATAGTCAACTTGTCACGACAAGTCAATATGCACCGATTCCTGTATCGGATATTGAAAAGATGGCTTCTGCCATCACTCGCAGCGGACTCTTTGGAATCCGTAGCCAAGAGCAAGCCATTGCCCTGATGCTTATTGCACAGGCTGAAGGAAAGCACCCGGCATCCGTAGCCGCCGAGTACGACATCATCCAGAACCGTCCTGCTCTAAAGAGTCACGCCGCATTAGCTAGGTTCCAGCAAGCAGGAGGAAAGATCCAATGGACTTGCAGGAGCGATGAAAAAGCCGCCGCCAAGTTCAGTCATCTAGCAGGAGGTGAGGTAGAAATCACTTGGACGATGGAGAGGGCAAAAGCCGCAGGACTTACAGGAAAACAGAACTGGAAGACATATCCTGCTCAGATGCTTTCTTGCAGGGTCGTAGCCGAGGGGGTCAGGGCAGTATTCCCCGCTTGCTTGAACGGAACATACCTTGTGGAAGAAGTTCAGGATTTTGATACCAAGCCTATTCGCATTGAGAAGCCTGTAATCGTTTCCGAACCAGAACCAGAGATCATTACCGCCGAAGTTGTAGAAAGCGAGCCAGAAAGCCTTCCAGAGGCCACTGCTGAGATTTCAAACAGCCCTTTGACATTACTGCAAAGCATGATGTGGAGTGATGAGATCCACGACGCACATATCATCCACTTCCTGATCGCAAAGAAGGTCAAGGGAGTAACAAAGACTACGCTATTGACTGAGGTTGATACCAAGGTGATTGAACGACTCATCAGCAAGTGGGATGATGTAAAGTCATTCAAGCCAGCCCTGTAATGGAATTAATTGCTACAGCAACAATAGCCATCACAGCATTAGTTCAATTTTATCTTATTACTAAAAAATGAGCGAGCGCAACGGAAAACCATCCGCAAGCGGGATGTCTCGTCTGGCCTTGTGTCCGGGGTCATGGAATCTGGAATCCTCCCTTCCCCCCAACGAGGAGAACAAATACATGGCCCTTGGCACAGCCGTTCACGCTGTCCTAGCCGACCAGAAAGCCTTTGAGGAACTCTCTGAAGAAGGTCAGGAGATCGCCACAAGATGTTTGTCTGCTTACGCCGACATGATCAATCAACTGGATCTTGGAACTATAACGTCCAGCGTCATAGAAGAGCGATTCTGGTATGATGAACTCTTCTCAGGAGCCATCGACCGAATTGACTTCTTTGGTGATGAAATCGCCGTAGTGACCGATTACAAAACAGGACGCACAGCACAGAGTAATGCCGCTGAAAATCTTCAGCTTAGAGCATATGCTATTCTTGTTAAGAAAGCATATCCAAAACTGAAAAGGATCATCGTCGCTATCATCCAACCTCTTGCAGGAGGAACAACTCTTTGCGAATACGAAGACATTGATCTTCACATATTTGAAAAGGAAATCGTTGGCATCGTTAATGCTTGCCAAGATACAAATGCTCCTAGAATCCCTTCACCTGATGCTTGCAAGTGGTGCGCTGGCAAAGATATTTGTCCAGAACGCAATGGCAAAGCACAGGCTGATACTCAAGAACTCCAAATCTTTGCTGCTAATACCATAGTAGAAATGCTTTCAGATCAGGAGCTTGTAATTCTTGATGACAAGGCCGAGATCGTAGAAGACTTTATTGCCGACATCAGGCAAGAGATCAAGACACGCTTGCAGTTCGGAAAGCAAATTGATGGACGAAAACTAGGCAAAGGTCGTATAACTAGGAGTGTCCCCGATTCAGTTACCGCCGCTTCTACGCTTTCTGGTATACTTAAACCAGATGAGTTTCTGGCTTGCACAAAAGTATCAATCTCATCTTTGGAAAAAGCATACGCAAAAGCAAAAGGAATCAAATCCAAAGAATCAAAGGAAGCCCTTCAAGAAGCCCTTGGATGGCTCATCGAAACAAAAGAAGGCGAACCAAGTGTCATCAAATGCTAATGTTAATCCTGAAGACGCAAGCGCACTCTGGATATTATTCAGGGGACGTGAATGGATTGTGCTTCACAATGAACATCATTACACCGCATTTCCAGCAGACAACAGAAGAGCAACAAAAGCACAAGCTGATAAACTTTTTTCATATCTAAAGTCGGAAGGCTTTATAGATGAAAAAAACCAACCTAATAAAAACCAATGATCACAGCAAAAATAGACGTTAAAAAGATCCTTAAAGATGAACTCTATCAAGGAGAAAAAGGAACATACCTTGAGTTAGTTATGTATCCCAATACCGACGATACAGGAGCAGAAGTTCCTGATCAGTATGGAAACGATGGAGTCATCAAACAGGGAATTTCCAAGGCTTCCCGCGAGGCAGGGACAAAATCTCCCATCCTTGGGAATTATCGCAAGAAAGAAAACAAGACTTACTTGAAGAGCGTTAAGCCATCCAAGGCATTTCAAAATAAACAGAAGCCAATTCCAATGGATGAGTATGAGGACGACATCCCATTTTAATTAGCAACCACGAAGCAACCACGCAACCACACATGAGGCCCATAAATCAAATCTTGGCATATTGTAACTGCCAAGAAATCAAAGACAAAAACGGGAATGAGTATCCCCGTATCCCTGAATGGCATAATTGCGATTACATACGCAAAAGGAATAAACTCATTCCCAAAGCAGAATTATACGCCATTGAGAATAGCAAAAGTGTATCAGGAAAAGTCGATGGGTATAAATTTACCCAACTTTTAAGCAATGAAATGGATCGTCTAGCTGCTGAATTAGGACTTGTATGAAAGATACATATAGCAAAGAGGCACAAAACTATTGGAATGGAGAACACATCCGTTTCCTTGGAGAAGGCAACAAAGTTCCTGATGTTGAAGAGCGAGTAAAAGGAGCATTTGATGCAGGAGTGAGGAGCGTATTTGAAAAAAGAAACGATCTTTACGCACTAGATTGCTTCTCCAAAGAAGTAGGGCAAATCAATTTTCCAAAGGTGACGCAATGAACTCTGATCTAGGTGATTTATTTGATTGGGTAGCTAAAAAAGTTACCAACGTCAGATCAACCTCGAAAAAGGCTTATGCTGACTTGAAAGATGAAGGGGCATTGGCAGAACAGGAATACAAGATCATCAAGGCTCTGAAGCCGGGATGGAATTATTCCCTGCAAGAGATCAGCAAGCTGACTGAGCTACAGATCAATGCCGTATCTGGAAGGGTAAATGGACTCAAGAAGCGTGGATGGCTTGTCGAATGCGAAAAGCGTCCTTGCTCCATAACAGGAAGAAAGATTCAACCCGTAATGATTCCATGAACCCGCAGACACCCGACAACGAGGTCGCAAGGAAAGCACTAGACGCTTGTCGTGACTACCGCAAGGCACTCTCCGAGAAAACCAACGAGGTCGCAAGGCTCAAAGCAGGGCTTGATGTCATGAGCAAGCTATACGAGGAGGAGCGAGCCGACAGGATTAAAGCAACCAACGAGGTCGCAAGGCTTCGTGAGCTTCTGGATCGTGCCATTGAGATTGCAAGAGTTTTGCGAAAACTGGCCTTTATCGACTCCGAAGATTACTGCGATTGGCATTTTGAGGATCGTTCGAAAGCCGCTAACGACTTTGCTGATCTATGCAAGGAAGTGAACCGACTCGCCACTGCGCCAGAGGAACCCCAAGACGGGGGAACTCATGCATGGAGATGCCCTCATTGCCTAACAATGTGGGAAGGGAATTATATTCCCAAAGGCTTCCAGTGTCCCCAATGCAATCGCGCTAAATAAGGAAAGCAACTAAACTGAATATAATGGAAAAGATAAATACGCCACTTCGGGCAACTCTAATTCTGCATTGCTACGCTCGTGCCGACTGGATTGAAAATGAACAAGCTCCAGCAGTTCAAGAGGAGCTGAAGAGTCTGGTTGCTTCGGGAATCCTTGAACCACAGCAACCCGTCCCACACTACAAACTGACCCCACGAGGTCTTGAGTTTGTGAAAACGCTATTGGCTACTCCGTTCCCCGTGCCAGAGGAACCCGAAACCTCTGCACATATTGATAAGTGCGTAGGAAATGTAACGGAACCAATTAACCCGACTTGCGATAACACCACGCATAAGTTCAGCCATTGCGATTGCAAGCAACCATCCCAAAAGGACACATCCATAGAAACCTGTCCTTCTCAAAAGGACGCCGAATGGCGAGAGCTTGGCCCTGACGAGGAAAGGGTGAACGGCCAATTCACTTTCGACAAACCTGCGTATTCTGACAAATGTCGAATTTGCGGAGAAGAGTATGGATTTCACATGGGAGGCCGTGGAGATGAGGCTTTTTGCCGCCGCACTCAAGCAAGGAAAGGTGTTTGTCGATCCGAAGTGGATCTACAACCTTGAAACTCAACTAGCCAAGGCCCACGAAGAACTCTGCCAAGCAGGACTGCGAGAATATGGAATCTGACATATACCACGATTGCGGACACCGCAGACGAAACACGGACAAGCGCAGAAAACAACTACCTCAAGCTAATAAAACCGAATTACCACACCCCGATAGTATGTCAACGAACGCAGACAATTCACCGATGACAACGAACAATGACAACGAGGTCGCCACGCCTCGCGTAGATGAATTAGATTACAACCAAGAAATTAAATCTTATCGAATCTGGGATTTGGCCAGAGAGTTTGAACGCGAAGTCGCAAGGCTCCGTGAAGAGTTGGCAGAGATCAAAGACGGCATGAAATTCATTATGGATGAAAATTGTGCCGAATCCGAAGTCCATTGCGGATGCGTCCCGTTGCTCAAGATCAGTTTTAAGAAATCGCAACAAGAGGTCGCAAGGCTCCGTGAGGAACTTTCAAAAGCAATGTCCATGATTGACCGAGACATGGAGTGCGAGGCAGAGGTCGCAAGGCTCAGGGAGCTTCTGAACCGTGCGATTGAAATGCTTACGGCAGTAACTTGGGGGGACGAAGGTAGGGATTTCGATTGGCAAAAAGTGATGAAAGAACTTCATAAGCTCAAAGCAGAAGCCCGACTCGCCCCCGCGCCAGAGGAACCCGTCAGTTTAGATTCCGCATCAAAAATCCCCCATGAGGGGAATGTGCATGCAACGGATAAACAGCAAGACACCGAGGTCGCGAGGCTCCGTGATCTTCTGAACCGAGCTTTGGAATGCTTAAAGGTGTATGGAGGTAGTCTTGGCATTGCAGCCGCAAAACAAATCTTCAAAGAACTCGCCCCATCGCCAGAGGAACCCAACTCCATCTCTACTGACTTAAAACATAAGAATAAGGAAAACACAGTTTCCTTAAACGAATGGCGAGAGCTTGGCCCTGACGAGGTGATCCAAGAGGGGGATGAGTATTTTTGGGAGGGGCGGTGGTATTGGCCTAACAAATCTATCGGTTTAACTCCTGAAGGTGCAGGGCTTCGCTTCCGCACACGCCGCCCGTTGCCTGTGCAGAACGAATGGCGACAGCTTGGCCCTGACGAGGTGATCGGAGCCGCCGATGAATACAACCCCGCCTCTTTAGGCGAGTGGATCAAAGTTCCTCACGGATGGATCGGAGAGAAATGCGACATAACAAAAGTCCGCACCCGCCGCCCGTTGCCTAAAAAGGAGGAGATGCCGCTGGAGAAAGATCAAGTGATTGATTACTGCCGCAGGTGGGCAGACAAACACCTTACAGACCACGGCAAAGAAACCTTCTACGCACGCCTCGGATTGCTTGTAGATTTTGCCATTGACCTATACCGCGACGAGATTGAGAAGCTAAAACAAAAATGAACTCTAGAGCAAAAGGATGCAGAGGAGAACGCATGTGGCGTGATGTCTTGCGCGAAGCAGGATTCACAGCACGAAGAGGACAGCAATTTTCAGGAGGTAAAGATTCTCCTGATGTTGTATGCGAATCTCTCCCAAACTATCACAATGAAGTAAAATTCGTTCAGTCAGGAAATCCCTACATCTGGATGGAACAAGCCATCAGAGATGCAGGAGACAAGATACCTCTCGTAGCCCACAAGCGTAATGGAAAAGATTGGCTTGTGATTATGAGAGCATCAGACGCAATCAACCTTATCAAAAAAGCGGAGGGATTATGATTATAGAAGACGATAAATGTCCTTGTTGCGGTAGACCCTATGATATGCCAGAGCCTAAGCCCAAGAAGGCATCTATGGATGACTTTGAAAAGTTCTGGAAGGCATATCCAAAAAAGATAGGCAAAGGATATTGCAAGGACATCTGGAGGAGAAAGAAGCTGCCAGAAATAGAAACCATACTCTTTGCTTTGCGTAAGGCTATAGCCTCATACGAATGGCAAAGAGAATACGGAAAGTTCATACCCAATCCCTCGACTTGGCTTAACCAAGGACGATGGGAAGATGCAGGGATCGACTATGATGCCCTATCAGGAAGAAACAAAGAGCCAACAATAACCATCAGAATTAGCATTAACGAAGAAGAAGCCGCTAAATGGCTGACAGAAAACTATGACTGTATCAACGGAGCACCAAAATTCTCCACTTGGCCAAAGAACCTACAACAAGAATATCTAAACACCATCAAATGAAATACCCAATGAACCAAGAAGACATCATTGAAAGTCTTGAAAAAAGAATTGCACAACTTGAGAAAGCAATAAGAGAAATCTCTACTCTTAATAGCCTTGGAAAGACGCTGAAAATTAATGAAATAATCATTAAAGCCCTTAATGAATAAAGCCATCACAATTCTTCTACCTGTATTCTTAATTGAGGTCATAGCTAATTCAGCTTGGGTTTGTATTAGCTATGACTGGAGATTCAGGAGCAATACAGCCCTTGCTTGCTCACTCAGTGTAGCAGCAGGGGCAATATCAGGAGCAGCTTGGTTCTATATGTCTCGCGGCATATCTCAAAACCAGATGTTCTTTTACAACTTGGTATGGGATTTCATTGTCTCTTCCATATTTATCGCATTACCTATCCTGTTTTATGGAATCAAACTTGATAACCAAACAGCCATCGGAACTGCATTGGCTTTTGTCGGCCTTCTTATCATGCACCATGAGTGATCAAAAAGAAATTACGATGCAGGAAAAGCTAGAAAGGGAGAACTTTGCTTTGAGGCATGAATTAAAATCTTGCGTTGATGCAAACCAAGAATACGCAAAAAGGATTTCAGAGTATCAAAGAAATATAGAAGCACTACAAGGAGCCTTGGATCAGATGACATCTGATGCTGTTAAAGCAGTTGATCAGCGCGATCGTTCAATTGCTATATCTGATGGAGTAATGGCTTGGGAAACAATGCAGGATACACGAAATAGTATGAAGGCTTTAGCTCAACTCAAACAAGACATCAAAGACAATGCCTGATATATCCAAATGTTCTAACCACGATTGCCCTTCTTGCGAAGACTGCTGGAGGTACATCTGCAAGGCATCCGAATATCAATACTATTCCGACTTCAAACCAGAAGAAGGAAAATACAAATGTGATTATTTCATAGACGCTAAACAATATGAGAAGTGCGATTGATAAGATCCTTGAAGAACTAGGCATGGAAACTCCAGAGATGGAGCCTCTCAACAAGCGTGAAGCCCTGCAAAGAGGCATGATCAAAGGATGCGACAAGCCCAAGCAATGTGCCTGTGGCAAGTCTGCTTATCCTTCTGAATCAAGTTGCGATCAAGCTATCAAGAAAAGGCTCAAGCAAGGATTTGGTGGAGCAAGTATGTTACGCTCCTACGAATGCGACATCGTTGCTGGAAATTGGCATATGTCCAGCGTTTGTGTTAAGTATAAGAGATGCTAGAAAAGAAATACAAAAAAGGAGACATCAGAGAAGATGGTAAAATTTACTGGTCACGCAGTAAAAATTCACCAACAGGAGAAGTTTGGCTTATTCCAGAAAAATACTATAAGCGTCATAATAAAAATAATGAATGCGCAAGAAAATGGAGAAAAAACAATCCAGAAAAATCAAGAGGAAGCTCTAGGAAGTGGAAAGAAAAAAATCAAGATAGAGTTTTAACAAATGTAAAACAATGGAGATTAAACAATATCGAAAAGAGGAGGGAATATTCCAGAATCCACACAAGGGAAAAGCTGTTAACAGATCATTTGTTTAAACTTAAAATGTCCATAAGCAATCTCATAAGAATGTCTATAAAAAAAGGAGGGTTTAGCAAAAAAACAAAAACATATAATATAATTGGTTGTTCTTATGAAGATTTCAAACAATACATCGAATCCCAATTCAAAGATGGAATGTTTTGGGGCAACCACGGAAAGTGGCATTATGATCACATAATTCCTATTTCATCAGCAATAACAGAAGAAGATGTTATCAAGTTAAACCATTATACAAATTTCCAACCTCTATGGGCATTGGATAACATAAAGAAAAGCAATAAAATACCAGCAAACAAACTATGAACCCTGTATTTCCACTCTTCACGATAGCATCCCTGTACACAACTCCCGTCCAGCAGATAGCACCTCAAGTCTATTATGTAGCCAATCTATCTGCAACAAGAGGAGAAGATTGCGGTAAGTACATTAGCGTCACACCCATTCCTAATCCTGTAATTCAGGCTCAACCTTTTATTGCTCCTGCAATTATAGACCAAGAAGAAACACAGGCAGAGAATGACTAAACCTTTTTAAAAGTTGGCTTTTTAAATTTGCCCTCGTAGTTCAATCCTTCAATCTCTAGCAAAGGCATCTTTCGTTCCTGCAACCACTCACGAGCGAGTTTGCAATTGCGGAGATTTGAAGGGTCACGATGGAGATTTTGAGGATTCTCCCATCCAGAAGGATGCCGCTCATGGTATATGACCTGATCCAATTCTCTACCACCAGTAGATTTTATTAGCTCTCGCATGATGCGATCCCAGCTATGACGGCCTAAAACCATGTCAGGGAATTGCGTATGATACTTTCTCCACCAGCTTACCCTAAAAGCAAAGAGATCACATCCTGCATACTTTTTGCCAGTTGCTATCTGATCATCAGAAATAGGTGATTCTAAATAATTAAAGTCATAGCGATAGGCATACAGCGGAAGGATGCCCTCCAGTCTCTTTACAAAATCAGATGCAACACAAGTATCTGAATTGGTTAAAACAATTACATCATCCTCTTTGCGTCCTATACAAGCCATCCTGATCATGTCTTTGATCATCGGGATATTCTTTTCCTCATCAGGAATTACATTCCCGGCATGGCGAACAAAACAGTTGTCATCAAGACCACAATCTACCCAACCAATCTTATCCCATGTATTTTTCGCTACAGCATTCCTACGCTTTTCCTCTCCAGTAGCCCAAGGGGTTCTTTGGTAAACATGGACAATATCAGGATGCCTTGGGGGTTCTGGAGGATTCTTAATCAAATCTAAGATCCTAATGACATCTCTAGGGAAGTTCTTATAGCGTGTATAAGATGCATAGGATGGTCTCCAAGCTGATCCATGCCACATCGTAGGGGTATCTGTAACCAAAGCATGTACAGGATTATTTGTAGCATAAGAAAGATGAAGTGGCGCACTATCTGTAAGGATCATCGCATAAGTATTTAGATGATCCATGATTCCTAAAATATCATAGAATCGTTCTGCCTTTATCTTAGCCAAATCAATGACATGAAAATCAGACAACTCATGTCTAATTAACAAATCAAGAAGCTTTTTGTATTGGAATGGACTAGAAAACCCTCCTGTGCTGACAACTATCCAAGGCTTATTTTTAGGAATATCCTTTATGAGTTTTAATTCCCTCTTTTTATCTCGACGATCAAATATCAAAGGAGGCTGTTTAGGCCATAGTTCTAGCTTGCCAGAAAGCCTCCAGAGATCCTTTTGAAAACTATCACAGATTATCTTTGGTGAGTAATTCTCTCCGTAAACTTGAGAAACAATAACAGAACTATCGCCAACAACTTGTGCAGCAGTTACATCAAGACCCATGCTTTTAGCCAACTGCAACGCACCTGTAATGTCCTCAAACCCACCCTGATAAATAATAGGATCTACATACGAAACTCCACCAAGAATGTCTGCGTAGTCTTTCGATATGATGAGTCTAGGCTTCTCACCAGAATCATCGTACTCCTGTTTAAGAACAGGTAAAAACGCAATACAATCCCCGTATCTGCCTAAATTAAGCAGCGTCTTTGGCATTCACCTTCTCAAATTCAGAATGGAATCGCTTAGCCAAATTCACAGCGTGTACGCACAAAGTACGCACACGAATGTCGCCACCTTTCTCTGCCAACTTTTCAGGAGACAACTCGCCATTAGCGACGAATCCCTGAACGATAGCTTCGTAAATCGACTGCAAAGAAGAATTGTTTTTACTCATAGGACTTGGAGAAACGCTTGGATTGTTCTTCAGTTTTTGGGACGACTTTGAGTGGCGGGAATTCCTTTTTCGGTACTTCCTCTTCTGCTTCGGCTCTAGGTTCTGTATGCTGGATGGTTGCTGTATTGTTTCCATGATTTTCTAGCGGAGGTAAAGGCCCGAACTGTTGAGTGTAGCGGAACGTCTCAACCATGAAATAATTCCTCTGTTCTAGCAGAGCCAGAACAACGGCCTGATAAAATGATACTTCAGGCATCTTTTGTTTTTCTCCCTGCTCTTTGATTTGAGCAAGAATAGGATCTTCTTCAAACGACGATTTAAGTGATGGCGGTAGAATATACTTTTTCATAGCGTGGTTGAGACTCAACCATTGCAAATCATGCAAAAGTTGGCAAGAGGATTATTGATTGCCTCTTGAAGAAGCTGAAGAAGATCCACCGCGACTTTTCGCGGCGTGAGATTTTGCCCACGCCTCTTCGTCTTCTCGCGTTTGATAAGGAACGCCAAATATAAGCGCAGATCCAAGTTTTTCTCCAGCACCCGGAGACAACCAATCCTTTTGACTGGATGCTTCTGCGAAAGGAATTGGAGCAAACATTCCCGCAAGAAATTGAGGCCAAGTAAGTTTTTCTTTTCCACGCAAAGGAGCAACAGAAGACCAAGGAACTGCATTTCCTGCAAAGTCCCTTTGGTTCACAAGAACAGCGGCATCTCTGGCAATTGGACTTAGTTTGCTAAAAGCATAGTCAGCCAAATCGAGCGCCGCTAATACGACGTTATTGCCAACCGATTTTTCCAAAGGAGTTTTCTTTCCAAAAACTGAAGGCGCGTAATCACTAAACAGATCATGCGTCTCTTTTGCAACAAGCCTTCCTATTGAAATAAATGGATGCAATGGATTGAATGACCCATCATTGGTTTTAAATGCAAGCCAATCATGCTTTTTAGGATCTGTCACATTTATTTGAGCATTGCTTCCAATTGCCTTTAAAATCAGAGCGTTTAATCCAAGTGCTCCAGCATACATACCTAAGAATTTTGCTTTATTTACAGCTTCATGCCTAGCCTGCCAAGCATCAGCAGGAGAAACTTCCCTTCCTAAAGCCATTCTTCCAACAGTTCCAAGCATTCTTGCTGGATCTCCAATAAGCCACTTGAATTGCGATTTATATAGTTTTGGTGCAAACAAAGCCAATCTAACAATAGGATGAGATCCAAATTTTGATTCGGAATAGCCTGTTGCAGTATTTACAGCATCACCAATAACCTTTGCCATTTCTTCATTCTGCATTGCTGGAGAAAGTTTTCTCCACTCCTTAGAAAAGTATTGCATCCTCATCCAATGAAGTGCATCAAAACCACGACCTCCAGTAATGGGATCAAGAGCCTTTGCCAACAAGCTTTCTGGATTTGATCTTTGTGGCTTTTCTGTTCCATATCTGAATGGATTTACATCTGCTCCACCTTTAATTGCCCACTCATAATCAGGATGATTTACAATATCATGGTTATCAATAATCCATTGAGTCCTACCACTCTTGCCCGTAAAAGTATAACGCATCGCCCTTAAAAAGGCTTTTGTTCCAAGAATAGGATGAGTTGCCCAAAGCGGAAGAGCGTGAGTTGTAATGAATGCAGTCCCGTGACCAAGAACGGATAATTTGAATGCTTGTTCAGCTGCTTTTCCAAATAGTTTACCGATCACGCTTGAGCTTTGATCTATGAGCCACCTTCTTGAGTTATCAAGAACCTGCTTCCTCTTTTGTTGTTGAAGGAATAGATTATTTGCGGCCTTTTTTGCACCTTTTGGCATTGCAAAAGCATCTCTAACTTGTTGATGAGATAATCCAAAGTCATCTGCAATATCAGAAACAAGCCTATGTTCATCGTAGAATGGATCTTCCGTCATCCTTGGGATGTAGAATTTCTTTGCAGATTCCCAAAGTGTCTTTGCTTGTTCTATGTTTAAGTTTCCAGTTATTTTATCTCCTTTAGGGAAAAGTTCTTTTTGCTTCGCTTTTAATTTTGCATCAGCAACTTCTTTTCTTTTCTGATTGTATTCATCTTCAAGAGCTTTGATTTCATCATTAGTAACTTTTTCTACTTCTTTTGTTGTAGAAATTTTACCACTATTAATATCATCAAGAACTTTTTGAGATCTAGCAATTCGATTGCGGAGACTATCAGCCGCCTTTTCAGCGGGAGTCATCTTCTCTACAGGCTTTGCTTTAGATGTAGCTTTGCGAACAGTTTTCTTAACTGTTGAGGCTCCAGCTAATCCCGTCTTATCAACCTCTTCATCAAACTTCTTATTAGAATTTTCCCAAAGTTTTTTAAGATGAGGCTTAATTGCTTCACCTAAAGTTTTTACAACTTCAGAAGACCATTTCGCAAAATCACCAGCGGCATTTTTAAGATGATAAGCACCAACAATAATATTGTCAGGAAGAGAAGATGGATCAACGCCAGTAAATAAACGTCCCTCTTTTTGTCTTTGCTTAATCCTTTTGATTGCTTGTTCGTATTGAGAATCAAGGCTTGAAGAAACGCGATCCATAATCCTTTTTACTAAAGGATTTTGTTTCTCTGTTTCTTCTAATTGTTTTTTAAGATCAGATATTTCCTGCTCATGCTTAGAACGTAATTCTTCAATATTTTTTGGCGAAGACTGCTTTAGATCTTCCAATTCTTTTTTCGTTCTTTCTAGTTCATTATTAACTAGATCAATTTCTTCTCTGGATTTTTTTGATTCTATATTAGCAAGATCACCAACTTGCTCTCTGGCTTCTTCTAAAGTTTCTGGAGTTTTTACATCAACATTAGAAAAACCTTCATCGCGGATAGTTGATAAATCTTCTTGAGCTTTCTTTGTTGTATCTTCTGCTTTCTTGTTTCTTTCTGCAAGTTTAGATGCTTTATCAATTTGAGAAAGCGTCATGTCTTGACCTTTTGTTTGATCATGGAAAGCATTTGCAAAATCGTAAGGGTCTACAAGCCTAGCTTCGTTTAGTTTTGCGCCCGCCCCAACTATTTGCAAAGCACTTCCAGCTTGGGAAGATCCAGCCTGTTTAAGTCTATCTTGATAATCTTGGTGGGCTTGTCTAGCGGCTTTATATTCTGGAGAATTATACCCATATTTCCTCATTGCCTCAGATGCGGCATTTCTTAACTTATTAGCAAACACCATTCCTTGAGCAATCTTATCTGGGATGTTTGCGGCCTTTAAATCTCTGATTACTTGTTCAGGATCAGCTCCAGAATCAAGAGCTTGTTCTGCTTTTGCTAATCTTTCTTGTTGAGAAACTGGTTCTGCTGATGGAGAAACATGAGTAAGTTCACCAGATTCAACCATGCCCTTTTGTGCGGCTTCCGAGATTCCAAAAGGTGCTTCACCTTGACCAACCGCAACTCCAGCATAAGGAGTAGAAGGCTTTGGCTTTCCAGATGCTGATGCAAAAACATCAGATGATTCACGGGAAGTAATGCCGGGGAACTTCCTAGAAAGAAGTTGCGACATTTGCTCTTCAGTAGGAGGCTTGCCTGTATTTTTTACAATTGCATCATAAGCTTTCTTTGCAAATTCCTCACGTTCAGAGGGAGCTTTAGGCTTGAATCTTTCCTCTCCAGAAAGATCAATTGCACCCCTAGTAGCTCCACGCTCAAGGAATCTTCCTCCTCCAGTAGATATGGCATGGTAAATCCTACGCAGGAATCCACGGACTCCTTCTCCAAGACGCTTGACCATCTCTCCAGACCAATCGCGGAATGACATGCCAGCCTTATAAATAAATTCTCCAAACTTTGTTGCGGCCTCTTTTACGCCTTCAGGAAGCTCAAGGAATCCACCTTCTCCTCGCCTCCTATTGGCATCAAACCATTCTTTTAAATCATTTCCCCTTTCCTCTTGATACTTATCAGGATCAGTAGATTTAAGTTTTTCCAGACGCTCATTCTCTTTCTTAGAAAACTTTTCTGCTTTAGCTCTTTCTGTTTGAGATTTTGCTCTTGCGGATTCTTCTTTTGCTAATTTGATGGCATTTTGAGATGCCATATCAATGTGATTCCATAGATCAGAAATACTGGAATCTGGACTCATTAATCCTTGGTCAATCAATTCAGAATGAATCTGATCAATCATTCTTCCTTTAGGGCTATAAATCTGTGATGCATGGCCCCTATTTATTGGGGGAGCATCATCGTATTCACCACCACCTCCTGTAACTTTTCCAGATTTTACACGCCTTTCATATTCTGTTTTAGAAAGGATAGGATTTTCTTGAAGGTATTGAATAATAGGATCGGTAGCTCCAAAATATCCACCTGAAGTTTCTCGCTTTGCTGGTTTTACTTTTTCTGATTTCGGCCTTCCTCCTTGATCATGGTAGTCGGCTTCTTGAGAAACAACTTCCATTAACTTATTAGCTGCCTCTCCAGCATCATCTCCTAGATCCAATGCTTCGCGGTATTTAACAACAGCTTCTTGTAGCGTCTTGTTTTTCTGTTTCTTGGCTATATCAGCCACCGCATTTCCTAATTCTTCATGTGACTTAAATGCATTCTCGCCTCCCTCATAGTAACGATTCTGAATAGCATCATAAGGATTTGATGGAACTACTTCTTCTTGAGGTTTTTCCTCAACAGGTGCTTCTGGTTTTGTTTCAGTAATCTCTAAAGGAGCCTGTATCTTTTCGGGAAGATGGGTTGATTCTGTTCCATCAGAAAAACGAACTTTAACACGACCATATGGATTTCCAACAATGGTTCCATTCTTTCCATCTACAGAAACAGGCTTTCCAATATAGTTGGATGCCTCTCGCCTTGCTTTAGAGGCAGCTTCTTTTGCAGTAAGGTTTCCAGTAATCTGACGCTTTCTCGCGGCTGATTGCATTCCAAGAGCCTTCAAAGCCCTTTGTCTTGTTCCCTCATCAAGACCCATTCTTGATTTACCCCAAAACCCTTTCTGTGCTTTTACATAAGCATCTACCTCTTCTATAGTTTTAGCTTCCTCTAAAGTGTTAGGAGTAATTACTTCTTCTTTTGGTGCTTCAGCTTGCGGGGCAACTTCTTCTGGTTGGTTTTCTGCGCCCACTCCTTCGCCCACGGTTGGTGCGTTGCGAACACCCACTTCTCTT